CGCTTGCATTTCTCGCAATGGCATTCTTGACAGGGTGCGAGACACTTGGAATTTCCCTACAGACAGACTACGGAAGTTTTACTTATGAACTGCCCGAACCAAAAGGAACAAAGAAATGAAAATCGTAAATATACTACTTCAACGACTATCGGAGAATAGCACATGGCGCGGATTGATTCTGATTGCTACGGCAGTCGGCGTGAAGATCGAACCAGAACTCCAAGAAGCAATTCTTGTCGCGGGACTCGGACTTGTTGGACTCATCAATGTTGTGCGTAAAGGCTAATGGTTCCTAACTCCAGACCGCAGCAGGCGAAAGAAAAAACTCTCGGCATGGTTATTCGTGCAGGGATTGAAGATCGCGTTGCGCTGGTAGGAATAAGGGGATACTATGCAGACTCGATGGGGGTCAAAGGAAAGAATGATCGGGGCATCTATGACGATGCGATTATATTATTATCTCCTTCTGTTCATGCTACTTTCAACGCCAATACTGATCCTTCTGTTTTTAAGAAAGGTATTGCGGTTCTTAAAACGGGTGTTCACAGGTATCGTAAAGGCAATCATGGTATCTCTAAACCCGGAGGCGGCTATCCAGCGTTGCGACCTGCTAACTCCAAAGAGGAATTGCCTGTTACGCGAGACGGCACTGGAGACGATATGGGCATCGCTATCAACATTCACAAGGGTAGTTACAAATCAACTTCCTCGGAAGGATGTCAGACGATCTATCCTTCACAATGGGATGGATTCATAAACCTCGTCTATTCAGAGATGAACCGATACAACCAAAAAACGATTCCATATCTTTTAGTGGAACAAACATCTTGACTTAACCTAAACTATCGTTAACGATAAAAATTATGCCAATCACTTTTCCTATACCTACATTTATTGGTGAAACATATTCTGCTGGAGGTAAAACATGGCAATGGAATGGTTTTGCTTGGGATTCTATAGCAAATACCGCTGCAATTGGAGCCACGGGTGCTACTGGAGCAGCAGGAGCAACAGGAGTTGCAGGATCAACTGGTTCGACTGGTATTGCTGGCTCAAGTGGGGCTACTGGCAGCGCGGGTGCTACAGGAGTCCAAGGAGCAACGGGCGCAACAGGAATTGGTGATACTGGGGCTACGGGACTTACTGGTGCTACAGGCATAAATGGTGCGACAGGCGCAACAGGAGCTACTGGCGTTCAAGGCTCTACAGGAATCCAAGGCGCGACAGGCGATTTCGGTGCTACAGGGGCCACAGGCCCACAGGGGGCGACTGGTTTGCAGGGAGACACAGGAGCGACAGGCGTTGCTGGTTCAAGTGGCGCGACTGGTTCTACAGGCATCCAAGGAGATCAAGGGGCAACTGGTGCAACAGGCGTTGGAGCAACGGGTGCAACTGGACTTACAGGTGCGACTGGCCCTGCTGGTTCTGGTGGAGGAACAGCAAATATTCAAACTTTTCTTTTATCTAACACTTGGACAAAACCAACTGGTGCAAAAGTTGTAAACATACAACTTTGGGGTGGAGGAGGCGGCGGGAATGGCGGAACAACAGCAGGTCAAGGTAACGGCGGTGGCGGTGGTGGATTTTTAACATTAACAATAGACGCAAGTGTTCTTCCTTCATCTGTTCTTGTTACGATTGGTTCTGGGGGAACTGGTGGGCTTCCAAACTCAACCGCAATTGTTGGAGGATCAACAATTTTTTCTAATTTTAGAGCATCTTCCGCATTTGTTAATTCTAATTTAAATAGTATTGGCTTTGGAGGTGCGCCACTTGGTGGTAATGCAGTCACAGGCTCAATTCAAATTGGAAATAGTTTCACTTGTGGAGGACATGGAGCAAGTTTCACAAGCGCTGCAAACGCTGGTGGAACTTCATTTATTTCAAACCTACTTGGAGGTTCTGGTGGAGCAGACGGAGGTGGGAATGGAGGGGATGGGCAAAGTGTAGTTGCTGGATTTTACGGATCAGGTTCTGGCGGCGGTAGTGGTGGAAGAAATACATCTGGCGTTGGCGGCAATGGTGGTAATGGCGGCTTCCCTTCTGGTGGTGGCGGTGGCGGCGGTTATGGAACTTCGGGTGGAGGGTCTGGGGGAAATGGTGCTGCTGGAATGGCAATAATCACTACATATTTTTAAAATGAATAATTACGCAATACTTGACAAAGATGGAGGATGGTTAGTTAATGTAGTTGTTTGGGATGGTGACACAAGCAAATGGAATCCTCCAGATGGAACGATAGCTATTCTTGCTAACGAAGTTAATTTTTCAGAACTACCAGTAAATGAGAGTCAATGGAAAGAAATAACTGAATAAAAATTATGAGTTGCAATCCATGTAATCCTTGTAGGGATAATAATACCGAATCACGCAGGGCGGCAAGCTATGCCAACTCCGCACAAACGAGCGCAGAACTCGCTGCTCAATACGCTGCTGAAGCGGAAGCTGCTATCGGAGCGTCTGGGGCCACTGGCCCTGCTGGAGCCACTGGCCCAATTGGAAATACAGGAGCTACTGGAATTCAAGGCCCACCGGGGCCAGCTTCAACAATTGGAGCAACGGGTGCAACGGGTGCAGGCACACAAGGCAGCACAGGGGCTACTGGCGCACAAGGAGCAACAGGATCAGGAACACAAGGTAGCACTGGCGCGACAGGTGTAGCTGGAGCAACTGGCCCTGCTGGTTCTGGGGCAACAGGAGCTACTGGTGTGGGATCACAAGGTAGCACTGGAGCCACGGGATTACAAGGTGCAACTGGGTTGCAAGGCGCACCCGGCCCTGCATCAACGATTGGAGCTACAGGTTCAACGGGAGCCACGGGATTGACCGGAGCCACGGGTGCAGGCTCAACTGGAGCAACTGGGTTAACAGGTAGTCAAGGCGCAACTGGCCTTACCGGAGCTACGGGATCGGGAGCTACGGGCGCGAGCGGAACTACTGGCGTTGCAGGCCCGACTGGAGCCACTGGCCCTCAAGGATTGCAAGGCCCAGCAGGAATTGGTTCCACAGGAGCTACTGGTGTTGCAGGTGCAACTGGTCTTACTGGCGCAACTGGTCTTACCGGAGCCACAGGATCGGGTGGTCAATGGGTAACGAACGGAACTGCAATTTACTACAATACTGGTAATGTTGGTATTGGAGTAACAAATCCAGCACAAAAACTTGTTGTTGAAGGAAACATTGTAACTGGAGCAAGTGGCATAATCCAAGCTGGAGCGCAATTAATTTCTCTTGATTCAATAGTTGCATTTGGGCAAATTACAAGTGGAACCAATATCGGAGCAACAGGATTTATTGCTGCTGGAACCAATGTTTCATCTGTTGCAGATTCTGAATTTAATGGAGTTGACATTGGAAAAGGTGGATCAAATGTAGCATCGAATGTAAGAATTGGCCCAGACGCATTGCGTGACAATACAACTGGATCACAAAATCTTGCTGTAGGATTGTTGTCGCTTGCTAAAAATACAACTGGAGGGCAAAACACATCAATTGGTCATGCTGCAATGTCTGAAAACCTAACTGGAACAGCAAACATTGCAATTGGATTTGAAGCAATGGGATCGGCAACCAATGCAAGTCAGAATATTGCTATTGGAGCGCAAACATTAAGTGTTGCATCTACTGGAAGTAAAAACACAGCACTTGGAGTTCAAGCATTAAACGCTACAACTGCTGGAGCAGATAATACCGCTATTGGACATAGTTCATTAAAGTTAAATCAAACTGGAAGTTTCAATGTTGCTATTGGCATTGAAGCATTGCGTGATAATACGGCATCCTATAACACAGGAATTGGACAAATAACACTTGGTAAAAATACTACTGGAACAAGAAATTCTGCATTAGGAGCGCAAGCATTACCTAATAATACAACTGGAACAAGTTGCGTTGGATTTGGTGTATTGGCTGGTAACGGAAATACAACTGGAAGTTTTAATACTTATGTTGGAGATTCAGCAGGAGCAGCAAACCAAACACTATCAAATAATACTGCAATTGGATTTGAAGCATTAAACAGCAATAATGCTGGAGCAAATAACTCTGCATTAGGATATAGAGCTGGCGCACTTATTACAAATGGATCAAATGTAACATATGTTGGGGCTAATACAACATCAACTGTAAGTAACTCTGTAAGACTTGGAGACTCAAATGTTACTACTGTTGTATCTCAAGTAGGGTCTTGGTCTGATGCAAGGGATAAAGCAGATATTAGAGATACAATTCTTGGACTTGATTTTATAAATAAAATTCGTCCAGTTGACTATAAGTGGGATTATCGTGAGGATTACAAGCCAGAACCACCAAATAGAAATGATTTTGAAACTCAAGAATTGTTTGACGAAGCTATTAAAAAATACATCGAAGACAACAAACTTTCAAAAATCGTAAAAGATGGCAGTAAAAAAAGAGTTCGTTATCATCATGGCGTGCTTGCTCAAGAAGTTCAACAAATAATTCAACAAACAGGAATTGATTTTGGTGGATTTCAAGATCACTCAATCAAAGGATGGGAAGAAGCGATGACTGTTGGTTATATTGAATTTATTGGGCCAATGATTAAAGCTATTCAAGAGCTATCAAATAAAGTAACCGAATTAGAAAACAAACTATCGTAAACGATAAAAATTATGAGCTGCAATACCAACCAATGTGATCCATGCTTGCCGGGGGCAGAAAATGGATTTTGCCAAGATATAACCGCGCAAGTCAGATTCGGATATTCAAATGCACAAAGCGCATATCAAAGCGCACTATCAGCTAAACAATCTGCTGAAGAGGCGGCAGGAAGCGTAGGAACATCTGTTCAAAAAGCAGGTGATACAATGACAGGGCCATTGAATATTCAAACATCGAATAGCAATCCCGCCCTAAAGATTGTTCAAACTGGTTCTGGTGCAGGGTTACTTGTGGAGGACTCAACAAGTCCAGACTCAACTCCATTTATCATAACATCCACGGGTGATGTTGGAATTGGTTTGGCTACGCCAAGTCAAAAACTTGATGTTGTTGGCAAAATCAAATCAACACTTGATTCGACTTTCAACGAAGTAAGGGTTGGCAAAGGTGGCGGGAATCTTGCAAGAAATGTTACTGCTGGAGTATTGCCTTTGGAGTTCAATTCTACAGGGAATGACAATACTGCTATTGGATATGGCGCAATGAATGTAAATCAAAGTGGAAGCAATAATGTTGCTGTTGGATCATCCGCATTACTTTCCAATACTATTGGAGCATTAAATACAGCAGTAGGATATGGTTCATTAAATAGAAACATTTCTGGAAACAATAATACTGCTGTAGGAACAGAAGCATTAGTAACAAATAATACAGGTTACGAAAATACAGCAGTTGGAAGAGGTGCATTAGCTACAAACAGCACTGGGTATGCCAACACAGCACTTGGAGTTTATGCACTAAACGCATCTACTGTTGCATTTGGAAATGTTGCAGTGGGTCATTTTACTTCTGCCCAAAACATAACTGGAAACAATAATGTTTCCATTGGAACAAGCGCATTGAACGCAAATCAAAGTGGGGGAGAAAATGTTGCTGTTGGTGTTTTTGCTCAACAAATCAATTCTGTAAATCAAGTTACTGCAATAGGTGCTGGCGCATTACAGGCAAATCAAGCAAACCAAAATGTAGCTGTAGGATATGTTTCATTAAACAAAAACACAACCGGATCAAGTAATACCTCAACTGGTGTAGGATCTCTTACTAATTGCACAACTGGATCGAACAATACGTCTGTAGGAGCTAATAGTTTGTTTAACTGCACAACCCAATCTGGCAATACAGCAGTAGGAACTGGAGCATTAAACAATTTCAACTCTGGAGTAAATAACACTGCCGTTGGATTTCAAGCTGCTGCATTTTTTACTAACCCAACAAATACAACAAGTCTTGGATATAATGCTACGCCTACAGGAAATAACCAAGTTCAACTTGGGGATTTAACAACAACTGTATATGTAACAGGGACTGTTCAAACACGCTCAGATATTAGAGACAAAACGGAAATTAGAGATACAGTTCTTGGACTTGATTTTATCAAAGCAATTCGTCCTGTTGATTACAAATGGGATTATAGGCAAGATTATATTCCAGAATTTTCTAAAACAGAACCAATTGCACCACTTTCAGATGCTTCTGAAGAAGAAAAGAATAAATACAAACAAGAAAAAGAACAGTATGATAAAGAATTGAAAGAATATCTTGATAAAAGAAATCTTTCAAACATCGTCAAAGATGGTTCTAAAGTAAGAACACGATACCATCACGGAGTTATCGCGCAAGAAATCAAAGCAATTCTGGATCAAAAAGGAATTGACTTCGGCGGTTATCAAGATCATAAAATCAAAGGCGGGGCAGATGTGTTGACAGTCGGATACACAGAATTCATCGGCCCGATTATTAAAGCTATCCAAGAACAGCAAGTAATAATTGATGATCTTAAACAACAAATTGCAGAACTGAAAAAGTAATATGAATTACCAACCATGTCCTCCATGCGAGCCAGCGTTCCCGATATTCTGTGATCCGCTGCCAACAACAAACGAGGGAAAACGAATTGTTGTAGAAGACTCGGCATCTTGCCAAAAAACAATTCAAACTCCAACGGCTCAATCCTTGTTTGGGGTCAAATCAACATCTAACATTGGATGGATTGAATCTAAAAATGATTCACTGGTTTGCGCTGATAGCACAGGAAGCATTGAGTTTCGTGATGGTTCACTTACAAGCCCGATCAAGTTAAGCAACATAGCATCTGATACCGCTTATACTGCGCCTGCGATTATCGTAATGCTCACTGATGGCAGTATCCAGAAATGGAAACCAAACTCGACTACTGACAATTTCATAGCATATTGGGACGGCACAGAAAAGCAATGGAAAACAAATAGCCTTAACAATCTGCTTCCATCTGGACAAGGCGTTCTGATCCGAAATACATCTGGTTCTCTTGCGGTTGTTTCTAATGGAGTATCTGGTTCTACGCTTCAGATGGTTGGAACAAGTATCCAGTTTGTCTCATCTGGATTGAGCCAACTCCCTGCTGGTCACATTTACGGACTGGTATTGTCAAATGATTCCACACTTCCAAACGATGATATTAACATTACCACGGGGCAATGTAGGTCAGCAGACAACACGGCAGATATTGTTTTGACATCATCTCTTACAAAGAAAACAACATCTGTGTGGGCGCAAGGAACAAATCAAGGCGGAATGGATACTGGCGTTAAACCAGCAAATGGAACGCTCCATGTGTATGCTATCTCTAACGGAGCGACAAATGATGTCATTTTTTCTCAAGACCCATCTGCCCCTCAACTGCCGGGTGGCTATACAAAGTATCGTCGAATTGGTTCTGTTACCACTGACGGGGCATCTGCTGTTCGACAATTCAAGCAATACAATGACAGGTTTCTTTACACAGGAAAACCAATTGCTGATGCAACCAATGCAGCAGTAAATACTGGAGGAAGTCAGTTTACGCTCACTGTTCCTAATGGAATTAAAGTATTCCCAATGTTCAACTGCTATGGGCCTAACCTTCAGCTTGCATACGATCTTGACTCAACATGGGCTGGATCAAATATTCCAGCAGCTACGAATGGTGCTGGGAATGTTCTATTCCAATCAAATAATGGTGGGTCTTCTTATGTTGGAATGTTTGGGATTGCCACAAATACTGCACGGCAAATTGGAATTGATGTCAGTGTAAATACTACTGTCTACATTGACACATATGGATGGTTTGATAATCGCGGCAGGCATCAATAAATATGCCATCTGAAGGATCAGTCTTTGACGGATTCACAAGTATCATAGCGCAGGACGCAGATACCCATCCATCATATTTGCCAGAGTCTGTAGTTGCAGAATCTGTAAACAGAACATTCCGAGGTGGGATTAACCGAACAAGGCCGAGTATTCGGAATGTCAAACTTGTAGCTGGAAATGGACAGAGCGAAACTATCGTTAACGATATTCAGACTGGAAACTTCCAAGGGGCGCATCCGTATAGGTCGGTAACATATGATTCAGTAGATGGGCTACTCATATCGGTATCTGGAATTATTTACTTTTTGAGGATAGTAAATGGAATTGCATACGCATATATCCTCAAAAGAGACAACAAAACATTTACTGAGTGGAATGATGCAAGCCTAATGCACACATGGTTTGTGCAGGCTGAAGATAGAGTTTACATTCAGAACGGATACCAAAACCCTATTGCATGGGATGGCAAGTTAACAAGCGAAGCATATAGACTTAATCCATACGAAAAGAAGATGCCGATAGGCACTATTATGGAGTATGCTTTTGGCAGGGTATTTGTATCTGACAAGTTCAACAATATATATGCGTCTGATATTATCTATGGCAACGGATTTACAGATACAAAGAACACAGAGAACTTTACTGAAATAGGATATTGGGCAGAAGGCGGGGCATTCACAACTCCAGCCATGATGGGTAACATCACGGGGATGAAAGTAATGCCATACATTGGATCAAACCTTCGCGGCCAAGGCGAACTTGTAGTCCTTACTGGTAACGGAGCTTTCTCAATGGATGTAAGCATTCCAAGATCATTATGGAATACATCTAACATTCAAAGAATCTCATTGCTTGGTCGAGGATGCACAAGCCCGTATGTTACGCTTGTGAACTCTGAATTGTGGTTTAGATCACACGATGGTTGGGCATTCTACTCCAATAGCCAATCGCAATTCGCACAATACTTCTCACTTCGTAAGCTATCAAAAGAAGTAAACAAATGGGTAGAGATTGATACTGATTGGTTGAAGCAATTTGCCAGCACTATTTATTTCAACAACTATCTAATCAGCACAGTAAGTCCACAGACCAAGAAGAATGATGCTAAAGGACTTCATAGGTATCATAGGGGAATGGTTGTTCTTGATTTGGATCAATCGGCAACTCCCGCGCCAGACGCACAACTATCTTTTAGGTGGAATGGATTGTGGACTGGCATAAGACCAACTCAACTTATTACCGCTTTGATAGCGGGTCAGAAAAGAGGGTTCGCGTTTTCGTTTGATGAAGACAACAAAAATAGGTTGTATGAGCTAACAGATAAATACGGAGATGATTACTCCGAGGTAGGAAACTCCTCTATCGAATCATTTTTTATTACTGGCAAGTATGACTTCAATAGAAGTGGAGCTACTAACAAATTCATCAGAAAAAAATTAACTGGTGGAGAAATGTGGTTGTCGGAGATCAAAAGTGAAATCATAAGTTCTGTTGATTATAGGTCTGACTCAAACCCATGCTGGAACGAACTTAAAGTTCCAACGGCATTTGGTTGTCCCCCATGCATTCCAGTAACTACCAGATCATGCACTCCAGTAACAACTGGTTCGATTTACAAAAGGTATAAATTCAATACACCAGATATAAATGTCTGTAATGCTATTACTGAGATACCTTCAGCAGAAGGAAGTGAGTTTCAGATAAAAGTAAACCTTGTTGGTAGTGTAACTGTTGACCGAGTAAGGTTGATGGCAAACATCAAAACAAACGATGATTCGCCAGTTGGTGATTGTCCAGAAAACCAATACGAGTGCATACCTTCGCAGTGCTGTCCAGAAAGATATTGGGATTACAAAATATTCAAGGCTCAAGAAGTTGGATTTAACTACGATCCAGAAAGCGCACCAATCCCAATTGAAAGGCCGCAACCTCCAGTGCCGCCTGATCCCGGCCCAGAGCCTCCAGAGCCTCCAGAACCACCACCAGATTCAGATTTGAAAGTATTATTTGCTACTTGGGTATGAAACTAAATACCACATTAAAAGAAAGAATTTCCAATCTTTACCATACAACTTCAGACAACATCATTAGTGTTGGACTTGGGAGGAAAACCAAGAATGGAGTTGAAACAGGAGAGATTGGAATAGTGTTTGGTGTCTTGAAAAAGATACCAATGAATGATCTTCCGAAAGATGAAATTCTTCCAAGAAGCATTTTTGTAAACGGGCAGGAATATCAAACGGATGTAGAGGAAACTGAAATTCCTAAAATGTGCGTCTGCTATTCAAGTGGTGATCCAGAAATAGCAAGGTTACAGAATTTGGCTACAGCACCATCTCCATTAAAGGGAGGCCAAGAAATTACGATGTATCCTAATAACTTTACTCCAACAGGTAGAAGTGTTGGAACATTAGGTTTTATCGGAACCGATAATATAGATGGAAAAATTGTTGCTGTAACAAATGCACACGTTGCTTGCTATAAAAAGTTAATTGCATCACAAAGGGATTTTATCGAGGAAGAATCATTGCCATATAACACAGCAGAAAGGTATCCATTATATGATAATACTTTGAAATTTCCCAGTGGAGCTATGAAAAACAATGCTTCATTTGTATTCCCATTCCCAAGAATTAAAAGATATGTTCCTCACTATAAACAAGGAGAGGGAATAAACTATGTTGATGTAGCAATCTACACAGTCCTTGAAGAATATATTAACAATGATTCTTATCAAGTATGGCAACCAACAACAGTTACTACCTATCCATCTTCATTGCCATTTGCATCAACAGCAGAGTTAGACAATCTACTTACAACAAATCCTTTGGTGTATAGCACTGGTAGAACAACTGGCCCTAAAGGATTTGGTTCATCGCCTTCATGCCGTTTGAGAATTACTGGCATAGGAATAACAACTGATGTTTCAGATGGCGGTGAAGGATTTGTTGGAACATGGAGCGATACGGGCAGGATTCAATTTCAAGATAATAGTCCATCTCCAATTCTTGGAGGCGATTCTGGTTCATCTGTTCTTGCTGATATTGGTGGGCAAAGAAAAATAATAGGATTAGCGTTTGCGGGTGGAGGAAACCTTGGCGTATTTTGTCGGATAGATAGGATCGTAGAAGCTCTAAATATCAGTGCGTTCTCTACACCAACCAATACACAGCAATCAGAACCATCATTATTTACTGGTAGTATAGCCCAATATTCCAACACAGTAAAGTTGACGAGAAACGGAAAAACATACTATCAAGTTGGCTTGACACGCAACACATATAATGGCTAAATGTAAATTATGGACAACCAAGATTCCAGTCCTCAGTTAATTTTTCCAAATGTTCCAGACGATTTCTGTCCAACTGGAACATGGACTGATGTTCTACAATCATTCATAGATCAGGTTCTTGCAAATGGAACGATCAATGTGCCGGGGTTGGGAGATGTGACTCCACAACAAATTCAAGACCTTCAAGCCAAGGATCAGGATTTACAGAATCAAATAACGGCAACGAATAAAAGAATTGATGACCTCCCTACAATTCAAAAGATATTCCGTGGAGAAACTGGCGTAGGAGCATCTGATGCCACATATACGATTGCACTGCCAGAAACTCTTGCATCGAATAATTACTCTATAATTTTAACTCCAATTGCTACAGAAGCAGGAACTGCTACAGCAAGGGTGTATGAGGTGACATCAAGCAGGACGACATCTCAATTCAAATTTATCGTTAGAGCAGCGGAAAATGTTACTACGTTGGTAGCATGGACTGTTATCTATACATAAAGCAAAAACTAAACAAATAAAATATATGACTACACTAAAAGGAACAGACCCTAAACTCGTTAGCGGCGGCTCACCAACTCGCGGCATGATCCGTGAAGGTATGGGCAATATGCCTAACTTGGGCAAGAAAAAGCCAAGCATCTATACGACTGCTGGCACTCCAAAACAAGGCTACCAAAAGTAATTATCGTTTACGATAATGGGTGACACTCTAAAAGAAATGATAGAGAGCGTCCGCAATTTTGTGGGCGACTCTGGAACTTGTTCAGATGATCGAGTTATCAAAGCTATCAATGATGCTCGTCGCCTTTTATGGAATAAACGAGATTGGACTGTAAATTCAGAATATGTCTGCATATCATGTGCAGATGGTGGATTTACTTTGCCTAATAGATATGAACAGCAAAAACTTGCTTGGATAGATGGAGTTCCAGCTACGCTTGCTGATGAATGGTTCAACGCAACTCCGATTGCGCGAGGCTACACAAAAGAAAGAAGTTGTCATAGGGCAATTGTAGAAGTAGGTGGAAGACACGTTCTTTTCCAAGACTATACAGTTAGCCCTTACTTTCTTTCTATTGTGATAGAAGATTACAGGGACATTGGAACAGAACTATCATTTGATGTTATTGATGAGTATCAAAGCAATCGACATATTACCATTGTTGCTGGCGCACCTGCGACTCAGGTATCAAATGATGTAAGAATTGTTGGTGTTAGGTCTGCCAGTAAACCAATGACTGCTGGTAGGGTTAGGGTTTATGCACAGAACCCTAACATAAATCAAAGGTTATTGCTGGCAATATATCATCCCGATGATGTTAATCCATCTTACAGAAGGTTTCGATTACCTAGAAACTCAAGCAACATTGTAATATACGCAGCAAGAAAATACTACGATTTGATTTATGATTCTCAGTTAGTAGAGTTTTCTGTTGATGCAATGATATTTGCAGTAACTGCGCTTAACTCGCGTGAAAATCGTAAATTGCAGGAATTTATGAGCAACTTGGGTCTTGCCGTTCAAGAGCAAGAAAAAGAATTGGAAAGCGAAGAAATACCAACGGCAGCACCAATCCGAGTTGCTAATTATAGCAGGGCAGACAACCTAATTGGGTCTGATTTACTTTCTCCTTCACCCAACGATTATTTCCTCTACCGATGACGCTGACAATTCCAGACAAGATTGATGCAAGGAGCGTAGTTGGATATGGTGATCCAGACTACGAGCTAAACTTGATGGATTTGGAGATTCTGAAACTACCTCCACGGGAATGTCCGCTGGTGCATAGGTTCACTCCGGGAATGTATATTCGGGAAATCTATATGCCGAAAGATACAATTCTCACAAGTTTGCTTCATCTGACTACGCATCCCTTCTTCGTAATGAAAGGTGATGTGACTGTCTGGTATCATGGCATCCCTGCCCACCGCTACAAAACAGGCTATAGCGGCATCACAGAAGCAGGAACAAGGCGTTTGCTGGCTACTCATAAAGACACAATCTGGACTACCTGCCATGTCACAGACTTAACTGATCCAGACGAAATTATTGACAGCATCACTTCAAGAGACTTTAATCCTCACATCGCCAAGGAAGACCCAAGGGTGCAGAAGTGGCGGCATAATCGAACCGACTTAATCAAATGAGATTCCTTCAGCATCCAGAAGATTTACTTTTTAACAAACATCCAATGATGTTTCACTCCAGCGGATTCGCTATTGCTGCTGGTGTGGTTGCTGTAGGTGCGGCGGCAGGGTCAGCGGCTATCTCAATGTCAGCGGCAGATAGGGCAAAGAGGGGTCAAGGTGCGGCAGCGGGAGCATTTAAAAAACAACAAAGAGAAGCTGTTTCTAAATTTGAAAAAGGCCAGAAAAAAGTTGGTAAGATGATTAAAGCGGTGGAAGCTCCAGAGTATAACCTTGGAGCGATGATCGGTGATGCTGGTCAAATTTCAAATTACTATCGTCAACAACTTGAAACATTCCAACCCGGAGCAGCACAGCAACGGCAACAAGCTCAGACTCAAATTGGGCAAGCGATGGATGTTATCTCGCAATATCTTAAAGGAGATATTCCTCAAGATGTCAAAGACCAAATCACACGCAATGTCGCAGAGAGTGCAGGAGCAGGATTTAACCCAGCAACGGCAGGCCGCGCTGGTGGATTTCAAGCAGCACAAGGACAGATGGCGCGTAACCTTGGGCTAACTTCACTTGATATTCAAGGACGAGGATTGGCCGCAATGCCAGCAGTTCAAAACACAGCAATGAACTGGCAGAATTTAGCGCGAGCATTCAGAGCAGAACCACTCGATGTAGGAAGACTACAACTTGGCTACCAAACAGCAGGAGCAGAAGTCGGCTTGCAGAAAGCTAAGATGACATCTGATATGTTCACCAACATCTACAATGCTCAGTCTGGTCTTGCCTCACAAATCTACGGAGCGAATAAAGAAAACATCGCCGCAAGCTACGCTGCACAACAAGCAGTCGGCCAAGGTGTATCTGACATTGGCAAGGCTACTTCTGGCGCACTGATGGGGGTGAGTGGTGCTTATGGTCAAATGGGAGCGGCTGGAGCAGGCGGAACAACTTATGGCTCATACGCAGCAGCTCAACAAGCGGCTCCATACGCTGGAAGTATTAGTCAAGTTCAAGGAATGGGATTTGTCCCAAGAGCGCAAGCAACAGGAAGAACCTACGACCCAGCATCACAAATTTATAGGTAAAACACTATGTCTATCGCAGAACTCATAATGACAGGAACGGAGAGAGCATCCAAATCAACGGATTGGGTTGGAGATTCTTTGGCTAAACTTGGTCAGAATGTAGGACAAGCGTTGGCTCAACGTGAGCAACAGAAGCAAGCGCAGGAGATGCTACCATTCTTGCAGCAGAGTATGCAGGAGTCGATGACACTTGCACAGACTGGTGATACTGCTGCCGCTTATTCTAACATGATGGGTGTATTGGCATCCAACCCTAATTTGATGCAGAATAAAGCGGCACTTCCATTCATTGAAATTGCCCTTAAAGGACTCGATGACTCTGCTGCTGTTTACAAGCAAACCCAAGATTACAACCTAAAGAAAGCATACTACGATAAGGTTACTGCTGGTAAAACTGGCGATGAAGATAGGAGTATTTACACTCCAGAAGAAAGAGCGAGAATGACATTGTTAGGGCAAGCACCTGCTGGCGTGACATACGAAGATCAGAATTTAATTTCTGATACAACAGCAGTATCGCAACCAGCATCACAAAGACAAACTGGAATGCCTGCAAATCAAGTAAGTTCACCGACAATTGTAGAGGCTCCACTTCCAGAAGCAGTCCCAACAAAACCAATGCAAGAAGAGGGTGGTGCTACTGAAATGACATATAAGGGGCCACAAATAAAAGCAGTTGAAAGCATGGCTGCATCTATTCAATCGCCGCAATACAAAAAAGCTCTTTTAAATTCTATCAAGAATCCAGCACCTCCAGAACAAGTTGCTTCATTTAAACAATTTTCAAATCAATACAATTCACTTCCAGAAGATGGAAAGATGGCAGTGATGCAAGATTTGTCTATTGTTTTTGATTCAGATAAAAACTTTGAAAAAAACAAACCACAATTAGGAAAGAATTTTTACCCGCTTAAACCAGAGCAAAGTGCTGTAATTGGAAATAATATTACTGGAATAGTTCTTGAACCTACAACTGAAGCAAAGTCAATGACGGCTGGCGCGAAATCCGACTCAGTAACTTTTGGAACAAACAAAAATGATATTGATGCCTATCAAACCCTATTTACTTCTGCCGCTACTGAATTGAGCCAAGGAAAACTTGGAAAGTTCTTGAAAGAAAATGGTGGTGTATTCAATACAACATATACAGAAACGCCAGCAGAAGTAACTGCAACGATGGGAACTCCGTCTGGTAAAACAACAATACCGGGTAAGGCTGTCTTGTATCAAAAGAATCTTGATCCTAATGACAAGAAAACTCCAGTCATAGAACTTACTGATGGACAACTTTCTGCATTCAAAACAATTCAAAATTCTCCAAGCAGGTTGCAGCAATTGAGGGCAGGAAATAGTAACTCTTCATTTGTTCGTATCGCGCCAACTGGCCCAACAAAAGGAGCAGCTAAACCAATGTCACAAATAGCAACGCCAGCATCAGAGTATAAATCAGCAGACGATGTGAGGTCTGCCGTTAAGTCTGGAGCATTGACAAGAGAACAAGCGATGGGTATTCTAAAATCTCAATTTGGATACCAATGACAGCAGAAGAATTTCTAAACCAATCGGATTCTCCTACGGGAAAACAATTAAGTGCAGCAGCTTTTCTTGATGAAGAACCAGTAGGCACTTCTATTGGTGATACGCTTCAAACAGCAGCAGCAGAATTAGAGGCTGGAGTTGGCAGGGCTGGTAGTGCATTTGCGAAATCAGCAGTTGGATCGGTAAGAATGTTTACTGATTTATTTGGCGCAAATAATAAGGTGTCTAAAGAGATTGCTGGAGTAGAAGATTACATTGACCAGTTTACTACGGCTCAAGCCAAGCAAGACAAAGAAGAAATTTCTCGCTTGTTCCAAGAAGCAGAAGGAAAAGGTTTGGGCAATAAAGTTATGGCTGGTCTTAAAGCTGTAGCTGTATCTCCAGAGACAACGGTAGCCGAGACTGCTGGATTTATGTTGCCATCATTGGCTACTGGTGTATTGGCTACAATAGCTGCCGCTCCAACAACAGTTGCGATTGGAGCGCAAGCAATAGTTGGAGGTTATCAGGCAGCAGGGATGTTAAAAGGAGATATTTACAAATCTGTTTTAGAGTATTCCCGCGAGCAGGGATTGGATGAGGTAGAAGCTGATCGCGCTGCAACGGAAGCTCAAGCATATGGAGGTAAAAATTCTGATTTAATTCTACTGAACGCCGGACTTGGAGCATTGGCTGCCTCTACTGGAGCAGAAAAGATTGCTGCTCGAATACTTACTGGTAGGGGGAAAGAGGTCACAAAGAAATCCATCAGCGAGTTCTTGAAACAAGGAGCTATGGCTGGAGGTGTAGAGGCTTTGACAGAAGGAACTCAAGAAGCAGCAGAACAAATCTCACAGAACATCGCCCTACAAAGAGAGGGTAAGGATGTTCCTACCTTCCAGAATGTCCCGCAAGTAGCTACGATGGGCGCGGTGGCAGGGGGTGTGATTGGTGGTGGGTTGAAGGGAATTGAGTTTCTTTCAGCGGAAGAGAAAGCTGAACAAGACATCAATCGTTCAGCAGATAGAGAGGCCAGATCACTTTCCGCTACTGACTCTACAACCAAAAAGGTTATCAACGATCTTAACCAATCCGAGAATGCGATTGATTCTTTAAGGCAAGAATTAGACACATTGGAGCCTACTGATCCAAAAGCGCAGCAATTGCGGATGCGAATCTCCGAGGAGCAAAAGAAAGCTACAGGACTAAAGCAATCCCTTGGAGAAGAATTTTTATCGGAACCGATAACCGAAGCAGAGAAGCAACAGCTTGAATTGGCGAAAGCTATTACCACTCCCGCGAAGCCGAGACCACTGCCGACTGATGTATTGCCTACCGAGACACCGGGCGCAACCTATGGCAGAGAAGAACAGGTCTATGATGTATTCGGAGGCATAACGCGCAAGCCAGTATCTATACCTAAACCTGCTGAATTGCCTGCCGCGCCTACGATTGAAGAACAAACCGCAGAGGGAACCTATGGAGGACAGACTGGAGTGTTTGATGTATTTGCTGGAGCAAGAAGGAAGCCAGTAATCACCGAAGAACCGCCTGTATCTATGGTAGGCAAGGAAGTGATACCGGGCGTTACGCCTACGCCAGTGGTTTCTACACAACCTAAAGCAACCAAAGAAGCCATAGCATCCGCAACGAATGTAGCTAATCAAATTGAGGAAGAGAATAAGGTTCTTGAACAACAGAAAAAGTTTAGCCCACCAACCGCGCCAACCTTGCAGGATGCGCGCAGTCTTCCAGATGCAATTGCAAAGAAAGGCAAAACGCTTTCAATTTCTGGAGGCAAGCAAGAAAGGAATATCCTTGATCCAAAGGAATCAAAGAAAAGATTTGATGAGATAGGATACGAGCGGCAAGCGTTAGAACTTCCAGAGGACATGAATGATCGTGTGTCTGGTAGATATGGGAATGCTATCGCCAACATTAAATCCTTGTATTCACTTCAATGGTTAGGCGCACATTTTCATGGTGGGGTGGCTGTAAATCCAGAAGTAAAAGGAACGCAAAGAGGGCGAATCGTAGCACACGAACTTGGTCACGCATCGCACTCGCTTCTTGGTGATAAGATCAACAAAGATCAAAATGTTCTTAATGAACTTCAAGCGATAGAAGAACTATTGTATCCCGGCCTGCGAGCCAAGGTATCAGCGGCAAGTAATCCAGATGCAAGTTTCTTCAACTATCTTCTTTCACCAAATGAATTGATAGCCGAGTTCAATGTTGAGCGAGTTTCAAATCCAGAACGCGCAGCGCAAGTAGCTCCAGCATTATCTGCATTACTTGAATCTGCCGAGAAGATGAAAGGTCTTGTTGCTGATAGAAAAACATTCCCAACATTCATGGGGGTTATTTCAGAAAGCAAAGAAAGACTTAAAGTAAAAGACCTTGAATCAAGAAAGATTAAAGAAACAACTGGAGATGTATTAAGAGGTAAAAGAAATCAATGGTCTGATCGGGCGCGAGTAATAAAAAGTTTCGCGGCGAAAAATGATTTAACTTGGGCTAAACTTGCCATGGGACTTTTAAAAAATACAGACAATGCTCCCAAATCGTTCGCCAAACGAACTGCCGAATTAACTGAAAATCAAGAGTTGATTGATTATGTAGAAGAACTTTATCCAGTAGAACCCGCACCAGTCACCGAGCAAGCTGCACCAGCAGAAGCTCCCGCGCCAGAGGTTGCGAAACCAACTGGCGGTGTTGATTATTACAAGCAACTTGGTGAACAAGATGCGTTAGACACTAATCGCAAAAAGAAACGTTCAGTTCCGCAGAACTTTAAGTTGGCATATGAAGTAGGGTGGTCTGACGCAAGAAAAAAACTTAGAGCAGAACCCACCCCCGCAGTATCGGAAACGATAATGGAGCCAGCAGAACCCACTCCAAAAGTGGAGCAAGAGATTGAGGTAGGTGATGAAGCATCTGTTAATCTCGCTGGAAGAAATGAAACTGTAACCATTGCTCGTATAGAAGACATCAATGGTGTCCCAACCGCATACTTTGATTATTTCGGATACAAATCTCGACCATTAGCTGAAATGCAATTGGTTAAAAAATCAAAACAAAACATAGCAAAAGCTGAAAAAAAAGCAAAAGAGGCAAAGGCATCTCAAATAGAAATTACTCCACCTAAACCAGAAGACTTTTTTTCAAATGAAGAAATAACAAGTCTTGCATCCGGCAAGGCTCCCGATGCATGGAAGTCTGATGCTGCTACTCGTGATGATTTTTTTCTAACAGATACAAAAGGCAAACGATGGAGCTTTGAACCGCAAAGAACAAATGGCGAGATTACATCAATACTGATGCGCTCATCTAATAGGGTAGATAGCGTCACAATTGAAGTTAAGAAACAAAAGGCAGCAACAAAACCAAAACTCGGAGAAAAAGGCGACGTTCTAATCCCTACCAAAGAAGACTTCATCCAAGCAGGACAGAATATATACGAGGCTGGCATGGAGTTTGGTGCTTGGGCTAAACAGATGATCCAGAGATTCGGTGATGCTGTCAGAGAGTTCCTTGGGGAAGTATGGCAAGCAGTGAGTGGTGCGCCAGCGAAGTTGAATGAACTGATGGGCTATCTTCCTAAGAAGGGTGAAGCTGGTGCATTATCCATCGGAAAGACTGGTAAGTTAGATCGCTATACAGACAGAGGAACGATTGTAAAACTTGCCATTACGCAAGAGAAGGATACTCCAAAAGGTATATTATCGGAAACGATAAAGATCATTAAGCAAAGAGTATTTGATGGTGACTCTACTCCGTCCGAGTCTGCTACTAAGAAAGCATGGGGATTGATTGAGCGTCTTCAAGTAACTAATCAAGACTCCGCAGGCAACGCTGAAGCTATCAACCAACTTACCCGCGAAACAATGCAGGAGGTGGGTGTTGCAGAAGATGCGACTGAGGCAGAACGCAACGCATTTGAGACTATCAAACAAACTGTTGGAGCGACTAAGCTCAACAACGAGTTGTTCAAGTATGCCATCAAGTTAGCAGGACAAGGTGATAATTCCATGTTGAATTATCTTCTCAACAATGAACTGAATGTAGTCGGGACAAGCGTTAAATCCAGAGGAGATGTAGGAAGAACTCTCGGCGCGCTTGAAGGACTTAAAAGTTATATCGTCCAAGCCAACGAAGCGGAGCAGGCAGGATTCATTCAACTGGCAGCACAGAGGTTCTTCAACACAACAACACCAACTGAAGATCAGATTGCCAAAATTAAAACAATTCTTACTGCCGTAAACGAAACAAAGGTAAACGAGGAAGAAGCGATCCTTGATGAACTCACTCAAGTTGGAGAGAAGGTAGGGACTGAGCTTGTAGAGAACATCAATACTCAAATTGATAAAGCATCCAAACCAGAGGTCAAAGACCCAATGGTTGCCGCTATCACTGCGATGCTGAGACTTGGTGGAACCTTTGTTTATAGGAAGACCAAGAACAAAATCAAAGCGGCGGTAGAGAAAACAATTAAAGGCGGCATCACAAACTACAGAAACAAACTTGTAGAAGGCGCGGCTAATGGGTTGGAGACTGGATTCTGGAAAACGCTTTCATCTCAAGAAAACAAACCCGGCCCACTTGGAGAACTTGACTCTGCACAGAACCGAGAGCTTGGCAACATAGTCAAAAGCACATTGGTTTCGATGAAGCTACAAGGAACGCCACCTAATACCAAGATGTCTATCTACGAACAAGTAGCCAGCATCCTTGGTGAGAAGCCACTTTCTAAAGATAAGACTGAACTTGCTGACAAGAAGATTAGGGAAGAGATTAATCGTAAGCGCGAAAGCGAACTCAATGAAACTGAGGATCAAGAAGCTCAAGATGCGATCAATCTCAAATACGATCAGATTGAGAAGGCTTGGGATATGGCAATGTCGCGGCAGTTGGATATGCCCGTGGGTGATGCGATGCTTCGCCGCCTTATCTTTAATGAACTCAAGGAAGCTAAGACGAGCATCAATGAGCTTGCAACTTTGATGAATGAAGACCCTACGATTGGAACAAGTAGGCAGGATAGAATCGTGTCGGCTATCATAAACAAGATTGCTGGTGTTACATTTGAAGGGCAGAACCCCGCTGATTATACGGCATTCAAGGAGTATCTGAGCAATGAATTAGAATCATTGGTTCAAGGGGAGCAAACTAAGAAGAAGGTTGTTAAGACCAAAGAGAAGGTCAAAGCCAACCAAGCGTTGAGAGAACTTGATAAGCTGGCAAAGATTCAATCTGATACGCCTAACTTTCCTACCTCCGAGAAGATTGCCAATCCAGTTAGGGATGCAGTAAGGAATGCCCTTAAACTGAATTTGAATGTAATGTTTGACCCGAAAGCGGCAGCAGACATCATGCGGAATTGGAAGAAGGAATTTGCCGCTGAACTCCAGCAACTCGGAGTTGATGAGGCTACCGCACTGACGCTGACAGATGTTGTTGGCAGGCAGATTGAGTTGGATTCTGTTAGCAGGAATCTTGATTCAATCGACAATGCTATCAACAAAGGTGCGCTTACCGGAGTAATCAACGCTATCAAGAATACTCCATTAGCTGACCAACAGAAGCCTAACTGGAGATACGAAGTCATGCGTGACTACCTCCGTAACGCTGGACTATCTGCAACGCAGGCAGAACGGATAGCAAAGCTGATGGACATCTCGCTTCAGAAGAGATTTGCCAAGGCTCAAGAAGAAGCGGCGGCATCTATTGCAAAGAAACTCTTGAAAGGTATCAAGCCAGAATCAAACCGAGGATTCACAGCATTAATCCAAGCAATACGCGCACAAGTTTTAAACCCCGGCAGCAATGTGGCTATGGAATTTGGCCGAGCAATGGGATGGAAGGGATTCACAGCAGAGCAACTAAAGGCTCTGAATGAATTTGATTCTAAGATCAACGATGAAACCATTACCGAGGCAGAGCGAGCAGTAGCACTTGAGGGTATCAAGAAGATCATTGATAAAGTTGCTTTACCTACAAGGGTTAGAGATTCCCTTTCCGCTTTTTACATTGGACAAGCACTTGGAAGATTGCCAGTAGCTACAGTTCAAGTTGTTGATCCTGCAATATTCGCTGGTTGGGATGCGGCGGTTGCTGGGTTAAAGAATATAACGAGTCCAGAATTAACCATGCAAATATGGGGGAATTATATTTCATCTCTAATAAACGCTGGAAGAGAATTTGCTTTTTCATTCAAGAACGATGTGACCAGAAGCGGTAGGTTGGTTGATTACCTTGAGACTCAAGATAGAAAACTAAAACGACTTCGTAACGATGCTGATAACTTGTGGAAGAATGGTCAGTATAAACAAGCTATTAAGAAATACTTATTTAGTTATCCAGAAATAACTTCAAGAGTATTGAAGGCACTTGATGACGCTTCATTCTCTCTTCTCCAGCAAAATGCGCTGAATCAATACATGATTTCAGCAATGAACATGGCAAAGATTCCAAAGAAAGATCAGCTTGGAGCCTTGAGGATGATTGCTCAAGCAAGGCAGATGGACATTGCTAACATGATGGCAGACGGGATTAGCAAGAATGATGCTATCATATACGCTAACGAGCGGATGAAGGCTGAAATTTCAAGAGTGATGTCTGGATTGAACCTTAACTCTACTGAGATCATAGATGCAGCTATCAACGATTCCTTGGCTCGTATTGGTAAAAATAGATACAAAGAACAATTTAGTGGAGAAACTGAAATAAAAGATGAAGGCACATTATCATATCCATTCCTTAAAATGTATGAGGGAACATCACGATTAGTATCTGATGTAAAAGGTGTAAGAGGAGAAATAATGCGTATCTTCCAAAGAATGTTATTTGGGTTCCCGTTGATTGTAGCAAAAGTTGGAAATGTTGCTTATGGTTATACTCCGCTTACTCTTTATCGTCATATCTTAAAAGGTAGTTATCCCCTTACATACGGCACAGCAATTCAAAGAAGAAAGCGTTTGGCAGAGCAATTAACTGGATTTGCTGTCCTCGCTCCACTTTTATTCTTACGGTCAATGTCATTTGATGATGATGAAGATAAAAAGCCAATCAGCATTGTCTTCACAGGATTCGGCCCAGTTAGATCGAAAGACCCAGAGGCATATAACCAATGGCATAAAAAGCACAATCCGGGTTCGCTTGAACTTTTTATCGGCGGCAAGCGGTATGCCCTTGATTCAAAGTCAGCAGGGCCATTGAAGCCAATGATTGAAATCTTGGGTGCTATTGATGATTGGCAGATCAGAAAGTTCCAAGACGGAGCGAAGATGACCAAGGAAGAAATGAAGAAAGCTCAAGAGAATGCTGGACTGATTGGAACTATTGGAGAGATAGCTGGATCACTTTTCTTGACTGCTGCAAGGCGTGGCCCTGCTACTGGATTGATGCAAGGGTTGATTGATTTCCGCAGATACCCAGATGATCCTCTCGCAGCCATAGCGCAAGAAGCGTCATTCTCTTTTACTCCATTGATTCCAGTGGTTGGATTTGGTGCTACCAAAAATATCTCTGACGCATTATCGGAACCGATAGACACCAGAACTAAAGAGGGCGCGATTCTGAATAACCTTCCAATCATCGGGCCTATGTTTGGCAAGCCAGCTATCAATGCGTTTGGTCAACCGATAGGTGATGTCCAGATTTCCGAAAAGATTAAGAAGGTTACTGGCATCCCAATTACTCTCGTTCCGGTTAGTTCTGGTGATGACCAGAAGCTCGCCAAGATCACTCTCAAGAATGCGAATGGGCCAGAGCCACTACAAAGAAATTGGTTTGATAAGAAGTTTGAAACTCCATTGTCAGATCAAGAATGGAGGACAGTGAACGAGGATTACGCGAGATCAAATCGTAAGTTGGTTTTAGAAAATTATGAAGAGTTGAATGGGTTCGATCCCGAAGTTTACAAGACTGCAATATCGAATGTTGGAACCCAATCAAAGTATCTCGCGCTCGACAATCTTGACAAGTCTCGCAAAAAGCCTTGACACCCGCAGAAGCTGATGTAGATTGGTTGCGCAGCATTTGGGATGTTGTATTCATGTTATTCATCAGGTTGACGCACCTCGGAGAAATTCGGGGTGCGTTTTCTGTTATCGGAACCGATAAAAATATTTTCTAAAAAGTATTAAAAAAATGTTGACACGATAATCGTAGTCTGTAGATTTGCCTTGTGAACGGCACAACCTCCGTCCATAAAAACCTAATGAAAGACACACCAACAGTAAAAAAAGAAGTAACAGAAAAACCCGTAGTGAACTCCGAACTCCAGCGTGAAATCTATCTCCGCTTGGTATCGGCAGCAGCATCAGATGGCAAATTTGAATTGGGTAAATTGCCCAACGCACAAGCTGTAGTTAAGCAAGGCGACCACCTCAAAGGTGTGGCTGAACTCCTCGCTAATTGTTTCGAGAAATGAGAGACGAAGACGATTACGATCTTTCTTCCGAAATAGAGGAAGGCAGACGCGAATCATACATTCATAAATGTGCGATGCGCGACATGGATCAAGGCATCCGACCTACCTATTGGGACGAACCAAATGACGATAACGAATAACTACGATCTACCAGCTCCCATGTATCGGGCGTTGGCACACGATGGTTATATGGCGGGTCAAAGGAAAGCTGACATATCAGTAACTACCTTGATCGGCCCACCGAAGATTAACCAACTCAAGAAACGCTACTCTGACCAGATCGTAGAAGACGCATCTGACAGGGTGTGGGCATTACTCGGACAGTCAGTGCATAAAGTTCTTGAGTTGGCAGGCGGCGAGGATGAGATGACTGAGAAGCGTCTATACAAAGAAATCAATGGATGGACGCTGACTGGTCAGACTGACTTGTATGAAGTTGAGAAGGGAATCCTTTCTGACTTCAAAGTAACTTCAGTCTTCTCCTTTCTTCTTGGACAAAAATCTGAATGGGTAGCCCAACTCAACTGCAACGCCCTACTTTGGAGAGAGTATGGCTACTCCCCAAAGAAACTTCAGATCGTCGCCATCCTTCGTGACTGGCAGGCAAGCAAAGCAGAGTTTGACAAAGAGTATCCTCAGTGTGCAGTTCACATTGTTGACATACCGCTTTGGGATAACGAAGAGTGCATAGCCTACGCTACGGAGAGGGTTAAACTTCACCAAGCGGCGGCAGCAATGCCAGACGATACCATCCCTGCTTGTGATCCAAAAGAGCGGTGGGCCAAGTCAGATACATTTGCCATAAAAAAAGATGGTAACAAACGAGCAGCAAAAGTGTGCGAGACATTGGAGGAAGCACAAAACTTACTTCCTACCTATGGCGCGAAACACTCAATCGAAACACGGGCGGGAGGCAACATCCGCTGCGAGCGTTATTGCTCAGTAGCTCCCTTCTGCCACTACTACAAAACAACCTATACAAATGAATAGTAAGCTACTACCACATATCGAAAGACTGGCGATGCTGCCAGAAGAGAATAGGCAAGAGGCATTAGACTGGATGGCAAACCAACCATCAGCAAGCATAGATGAAACTGTTGATCCAATGAGTCGATGGGAAGTTCACATTTCTCTTAGTGGGGTATTTGACTTCTATTACATCTACGATAGATCAACCAAAGAAAAGAAAATGTTAGAATCAAACGAAGACAACTGGTAAATAAATTATGAGTAACCAATTAGACGGAATCGAACAGAAAGACATCATCAAACGGGTGACTGGTAAGGTCACTAAATTGTGGGAAGCCAAGACATTCAACGGCCCGAAGGGTGAGTTTGTCATCCAAGGTGGAGACATTGAGATCGACGGGCAGACCTACGGACTCAAGTTCTTCAACAATACCCAAGAGCAAAGCATCAAAGGCAATGTAGTTACCCTGTCATCAGTCCGTGGAAAGCATGGTCTGACTGGAGTATCCTTGGAGCATGAGTCTTACGAAGGCAAGAACGGCAAGGTAGATCGTGACATCATCAAAGTCACAGCTACTGGTAAGGTTGAGTTTGACCGACCAAGTGAAGAGCCTGCCCGTGTCACCTCAACAGCCAAGGTTATCGTAACCGATAATCCAGAGAAGGCATTGGATGAGATCGTTGAGATGCACCAATACATCGACTCCTTGGTTCGCATGGCATACCTTGGAAAGATTACTGACGAAGAAACCCTTCGCTCGTATGTCTCCTCGGTCTTCATCGAAGCTAACCGCAAAGGCATCCACTATTCTTCAAAGGTCGAAGCACCTAAGAAGGAAGAACTCAAAGCTGAAGAACTTGATCCTGCTGACTGGGCATCTGCTATCGTTCCAAGTGGTTCACACAAGGGCGAGAAACTTGCAGAGATTGGCAAGAAAGACCTCACCAAACTCTATCAATTCTACTTGGAGAAAGGGTTCACAACTCCATTCTCTAAGTGTGTAGAGCAAGCCGCGATAGACTTTAACCTCGATGCTCCTGTTGAAGAGGACGCAGACGACATTCCATATTGATTCTGTTCTCCCCAGAACACCTAACCTAAACACAAACACAACATGAAAAAGAAACCAGAATTAGAATTGTTCAGCCCAACTCAAGAGGGAATCATTGTTCCTCTTTCCAAATACCTAACCCAAATGGCCGAGTATGTTAAGACAGAATGGCCGGGTATCAACATCACAGAAACCCACATCAAGAAGGCATGGGCAAAGGTAATCAAGAACGAATACCTTGAAGATGATGCACCAGATGAGATGCTGGAGATGTTTGAGAAGATGTCCGCAGACTTGGACATGGCCGAGGAAATGGCAGAAGAACGCTTGGCTAATCCAGTAGTGGAAGCAGAAGAAGTTGAAGTGGAACTGACCGAAGATGAACCCAAGAACGAATCCCTCGCCCTTGTGGAGAGTGTAAAGGATGGTCTGGAACTCAGTTCATTCACTCAGAAGTTCGACATCGGATCGGGAATGACTCAGTGCGTTCCCAAAGGTAAGGTGGAGATGAAAGACTGGGTAGCAGCATTCGCTTTCGGTTTGACTCTGGAGTCCGGCGCACAATGGATCATCGGTGATTCGGTGGTAGCCTTGGAGAACGCAGGGCATGAGGATGTAGTCAACCAACTCTGCTCCAACTTCAAGAAGTCCTATCCAACTGTCTCCGGTTACGCCCGTGCTTGCCGCGCCTTCCCTGCCGACAAGCGTGATGCTACGCTACCATTCACAGTCTATCGTGAAATCGGCAACGCAAACTTCGGAGATGAAAGCACCAAGAAACAGAATGAACTTCTTGAAGCAGCGAAGAACGAGAAGCTATCCTCGACTGAAGTAAGGAACCGAGTGCGTAGTGAGCAAGGTAAGGACGATAAACCATCCGGTCATCGCTTCCTCCTCCTCAATGTCGGCAACTTCTCCAACTCAGAAGTTCTCCGCTCAATGCCCGAAGAAGTCCAAGAACACCAACTCTTGATCGACCTTGGAGACAAGTCATGGTTTGATCCAGCAGAAGGTGAATGGTTGAAATTCGGAAAAGAACAATGAAAGACGAGCAAATCAATTCCATTATAGCCAAAGCTCAAAATATCCAATTCGATAGGTATTACAAAACGCCAGATGGGTTTGTAGTGGACTGCCCAGATTATGTTAATGATCTAAATGCTGTTCACTTGGCAGAAGAAAACCTACTAACAGACCCATTTGATAGGAGAGAATACTATCAAACATTGGATGAGATGACGGGCGACCAATGGAATACAATTGTAGCATCGGCTCGCGCAAGATCAGTTGCACTCTTAAAAACACTTAAGAAATGGGAGGAACAATGATTCAAAAAATCTTAACCAAGCTATGTTTTTACTCATCTGAACAACTCATAGGCATTGCTAACAAAGCGTTGAATGATAGGCAGGAAATCTTAGAGAGATCAGAGAAAGAAAAAGCGAGACTCCAAACTATCAACTCACGCTTGCTGGTAAGGCTGGCTATGACAGAGAGAGCGCGAAACGAAGCTGAAGCAGAAGTGCAAAGGCTAACCAACTTAGAAATAGCAAGACAACAAAACAAAGAACAATAATTTATGTCAGAACAAACACCACAAAACGAAACCTCGAAATCAATTCTGGAAGCTTTTAGTTTCCACAAATGCGATGACGAGACACTAAATGAACGAGTCCATGCAATGGCAAGCCTATTGCATACAGCAAGCATGATGGTTATCAAATCAGAATCCCGTAAGGGTGAAGGGTTTGAAGCCATTAAGCACATGGAATTGGCGTTTTTTTATTACCGCGAGTCCCAATTCCGCAAGCGATTCGATAAGGAAGAGGAGAAAGAAGAAGCTCCACGAATCATTACATAAGTATCGTAACCGATAAAAAGTATTTGACATTGGTTTGAGTAGTGTTAGTCTGCCTGTATCCAATACAAGTGGACGAGACTTGTAGAACCAGTTTCAAATTGAAAAATGGGTCTGTTAGAATCTCGTCCATTCTGACAGGCCCAATTTTTTGCCACCATTGGATCGTGTAGCCAGCGGGGATGCGTGTAGGACGCACCGAGAGTAGTCTGCTAAATACTGGTGAAGGAGTGGAGTTGGAATGGCTGCTGAGACTGTTATCCTGCCAACTTAATGCTGTCCTTCGGGACGACTTGCAATTAGTCAACGAGATTAGACTAGCCTAGGTAAAGGAAGACCGCTGGGCGTGGATTGTTAAGCGAAAGGTGACAAC